TGAACAATCAGAACTTTGTGAGTATTCCCTTTGAGAAGCTAATCTCCATGATACAGTACAAGTGCGAGGAAGTTGGGATTAAGGTTATAGTCACGGAAGAGAGCTATACCTCCAAGACCGACCACTATTCAGACGAAGCCATGTGCCACCACGAGAACTATATGGGAAAGCGCATAAAGAGAGGTCTATTCCGTAGCGCATCGGGCAAACTGATAAACGCTGACCTAAACGGAGCGATAGGAATTTTAAGAAAAGTAGTCGGTGAACGCCTCTGGCAAATAGCCGATAGAGGTGGAGTGGCAACACCATCAAGAATACAATTTGTGTGGACTTGTAAATAAGTGCCAATACTGTTTACCGCATATGAGAAAAGATGAAGAGAGTGTATCTTTTAGAGTGGTTGAAAAGGAACATATTAGTACCGTTCAAGACTGCGAACTGGCAGTTAGAGTAACCGAAGGAAAGGCTATTGAAGCGGCAAGGCAGACGATAGCAGATATCTTTAACGAAGTACATGGTATTAATCAGACTATGTACTTGGAGGACTTTGTAGCAAGACTTAAAAAATAAAAGATGGCAGTGAAGTTTAGACATAAAGAAACTGGCTTGTTTTGGTGTAGGGCAAAAGGTCGTTCTCCTTCAATAAGGGAATATAATGAACTGGGGGAAGAAAGGGTCTAATTATGGACTAAAATTAGTAACAGCTAAAGAATAATAACATGATAATAGATACCGAATTTAATGTAGGCGATACAGTGTTCTACCTACAAGGATATACAATATGTACAACTACCATTAGCAGCATAAGCGTTGAATGGTCGTATGCAGATGATAAATTTGTAATGGTATATAAGCTTGCAGATGGTTCTACTTCTTTGAGGAATGATTACCCTAAATGGAACAGACCATTATTTCAATCCCAAGAAGCACTTTTTAATCACTTACTAAAAGAGAATAACTTACACACATGGTTAATGAATGTTAATTACGGGGGGGGGTAATTTCTAAATTTGTATCTTTATATCAAGTTTAATCAATTAATTTACAATCAAATGGAAATAGCAAGAGATAAGAACAATAACCACATGCAAGCAGTAGTTATAGACACTGCATATAATGTGGAGCAAGGACAAACTCTCAAATTAGGAGAGGGACTTTACCGATTTGCAGCTTATGAAGATACTACCTTCAATATGCCGTTTGAAGACCCTAATCACGAAAGACCAGTCTTAGCAGCTATCTATATGCCTGCTGGCAGTGTCGAATACTTTTATGTCTATGATGGCACTCTTTCTGTTGTAGAAGGAAAACTCAATATCATGGGTTCTGACATTCAAACAAATTCATAGCCTATGTTAGTAAATGTTGGTAAACTAATGAGCCATACATCAACTAAGGGAGGGGGAGGAGTTAAGCACCCATTCAATCCTTCTTTAGTTGATGCGTGGTTTATGAGTGGGCTTTCCAATAGCGACAAGCCTACTCAAATAGTTGGAGTAAAGAAGAATAAACTCCAACTAAAGAACTTCGCCTATGCTCTGAATAGCGGGTTTGGAAAGTATGCTGTAAACTGGAATGGTTTTGTAAAAGCTACAGCAAACGCTAATTTCACCAACACCGATTCTTCTATTCATCTGACGGAAATATTGGTGGCAGACGGAAAGTTTTTGCAAACAAATGCAGACGGAACAATAGAAGCGTGTCAAATAAAGGTGGAAGGCATAACGGATGATATTAAGTTAAGATATGTATCTTATGCCGAAGACGGTACCGGAACATACACCTATCTTAAGAATGGTATCAATAACCTGCCAATATCCTACAAGAAATATACCGGGTTTGCTGCATCTGTAGTTGGTACTTGTAATATCACCATTACCCAACTGCCATCTGCCTATGAGGATGCACTGGTATTCGATGGAGTGGATGATTACGGTATATGTACTGGACTTCCTATTCTTGACGATTATACAGTGATATGCAGGAGGGTACTTGAAAACAATACTAAAAATGTTGTTGCTTCAAAAAGTGTTACTACTGGTAAGGGAGCGTTCATTTTTGAAATTTTTGATACCAAGAATAGCACTTGGTCTTTTGGAGTACAGAATGATGTAGATATAAATTACAATGATTCTGTTTCGTGGCAAACTAAAAAATCTTATAATGGAGAGAAAAATCTTGTAGTGGGTAGTGGAAGCGATACTGATACATTGTGTTTAGGTATTCTTAGAGAAAAAGACAGCAGATGTTTGAAAGGCGCAATCTACTACTTCGCCCTCTATGACAAGTCGCTGACACCTGAAGAAATCGAAGAGGAGAAAGTAAAACTTGAAAGCGAGTGGGAAGGAGGTAAAAATGAATTGGCTTGAAATACCCGTAGAAGACTTGAAACAATTCGATAAGGATTGGGAAGTCAGAAGAAAGAATGTAGACGAAACAAAAGCTCTTTTACATGAGGAAATATATAATGAACTTGTACCACAAGTTGAACCATTATCAGAAGAAGGAGAACCGATAGTCTATCCCTATCCACTTCTTGACAATCAAATGATTGAAGCTCTGTTGGAAACTTCTGAATGGTCTAATATAGATGAATAAGGCTATACTTGTAGGATGGATTACTGACATTAGAGAAGTCGGTAGTTATGGGGTAATGGTGAAACTCAAAACTTGCGAAAAGGGTTTTACTACCCAAAAAGGCTATAAGGTAGCTGATAGGATAGATTATCATGTATGCCTTGCAAAAGGAACAATGACACGATACATTCTCGACAACTTCAATGTAGGCAACTTAGTTGAACTTACTGGGAAGATATACAACAAGCTGGAAGAAACCAAACATGGCGATAAGGTTCAGTTAACCAATATCCACATACAGACAATCAATCTGTATTCTCTGAACAACATATCTCCGGTTTCAAAAAGCAATGGTGATACAAAATCTGTAGAAAATCCCGATTCTTTCTTTGAATAATTGGATTTATATACAGGTGCCGAAAACCCATAGGTCTTTAGCCTATGGGATGTAAGGCACTAACCTTGTTGTTCAATATATTTCCTAATTGTTTCTGGACTTGCTTCTCCTATTGAGCAACAGAAATATCCATCACTCCATAATGTGCGTTCAACCCAAAACTCTTTTCTCAACTTACTCTCAAAGAGTTTCCAAGCGAATATCGTACTCTCTTGCTTGAGTTTTCTAACAATAGATGTTACTGATATGTTCGGTGGATAGTTGATGAGAAAATGGATGTGGTCTTTGTCTGACTCCATTATTTCAATATCAAAATCAGACTTTTCTGCGATACCCTTTAAAATACATTTGATAGTATCATTGAATTTGCCTACGAGCAACTTCTTTCTGTACTTAATGCAGAATATCAAATGACACTTCAAGTAATATTTGTGTCTGTTACTATGCTCATAATCACTCCTCATACTACAAAATTAACGAAAATATTTCACTTTTACAAAACATTTCTTGTTTTTGTAAATACTTATATGTATATTTGCACTATGATTAAGACGATAAATAGAACATACAGATTTAGGATATATCCAAATGCTTCCCAAATGGAATTGTTGGCGAAGCACTTCGGCTGTACTCGCTTTGTCTATAACTATTTCCTTAATCAAAGGCAAGAGCAATATAAAGAGGAAGGAGAGAGTGATAACTACTATGCTCAGGCAAAGGCTTTAACTGAATTAAAGAAAAAAGAAGAAACCGCTTGGCTTAAAGAAGTAAACTCTCAAACACTTCAATTTGCTTTGCGTAATCTTGAAACTGCATACACTAATTTCTTCCAAAAGAGAGCGAAGTTCCCTAACTATCACTCAAAGAAAGGTAAGAATACATTTACCGTACCCCAATTTGCAACTATTGAAAATAGTAAATTGTGGCTACCTAAATTCAAGAGTGGTATAACTATCCGTCTGCATAGAGAAATCAAAGGTAAGATGGGCAAAGTTAGTCTAACTAAAACTCCAACAGGAAAGTATTTTGTATCAGTATTCACAATAGAGGAGTATCAAGAACTTGCACCTGCTAATAAAGCAGTTGGTGTAGATTTAGGTTTGAAAGACCTACTGATAACATCTGATGGTGAAGTATTCAAGAATAATAGATACACAAAGAGATATGAGAAGAAACTTGCAGTAGCACAGAAACACCTCTCAAGAAAAAAGAAAGGCAGTAATGAGTACGAAAACCAAAGGCTCAAAGTCGCCAAACTTCACGAGAAGATTTCTAATTGCCGTATGGACTACTTGCATAAGTGTTCTCACTCTCTAATCTCTAACTACGACACCATTTGTATTGAAGACCTTAATGTGAAAGGTATGGTACGAAACCATAAACTTGCTAAATCAATTACTGATGCAAGTTGGGGGACATTCGTCACTATGCTAACATATAAGGCTAATTGGAATGGTAGAAATGTAGTTAAGATTGATAGGTTTTTTCCATCCTCTCAGCTTTGTAATGTTTGTGGCTATCGTAATAGCGAAATAAAAGACTTGAAAGTAAGAGAATGGGGTTGCCCATCTTGCGGTACACATCATAATAGAGATGTAAATGCTGCTATCAATATCCTAAAATTAGGATTAAATAATATATCGGCAGGGACTGTCGATTACACCGATGGAGAGGATAGAAGACCTAATCTTTTGAAAGGGCATTCCTCTGTGAAGTCGGAAGCCCACGAATCTTTAGTTCGTGGGTAGTTCACTGCTACATTTGTGCTACAAACTTTTGGTTCATAATAACAGCATTTTAAACCCTATTCTTTAGCTTGCGAAAGTGACATTTCTAATTTTCTTGTAGGGAGGGATTAATTTCTCTCCCTTATTTTTTGGAAAGTTCCAAAATTTAGCATACCTTTGCCTTATCTTAAAAAAAGAAAATCAATGGAGAAAAAGAACTACTTAGACGATTGCCTCGCAACGCTTCAAATTCCGTCACTCCCTAAAAAAACTTGGGACAAGGTTTCCGAATTTAACAAAGGAATTTGCCTTGTAAGACGGATTGACGGAACAGAAAACTATGCAATTTGTCGGTACAATAAAGAGAAGGACGAAGCTGTCAAAGTCGTTAAAGATTTCTGCTTGGCGACATTTACAGAAATTCTTGAATGCTATCCAGTTCCCGACTTTGTGGAAGCTGACATTGAAAGTATGGACTTGGACGAAGCCAATAAAATGGCAATGGAAGAGTTGCTGGAAGAACGTCAAGAAGCTATCATGGAAGACGTCGAAGTTGAGGAGGAGAAACTTCCGGAGTGGATATATCCATTCATCAGCAACCGGGAAGAAGCTCTTGCATTCCTTAAAAGTAAGAGAATAAGAAACGCCCACTCTCTGAAATCTGACGAAGCTGTCAAAGCTAAATTGTATTTAGTTTACGAGGACGAAAAAAAGAAAAATAAATAACCAAAGGCACTTATATACAAAGAGGCACTTATTTTTTAATAAATACCAATGTAGCGAAAACCAAGCTACGCAGAGTGATTTAAAATAGTATTAACCCAACCGATGGCGTATCGGGGATTGGACGGTGAGAACCCAACTATGGACGACCGGAGCGCAAGCTCCCTAAGAAGTAGCGGCTCGATGAAACGTCAAGTTGTTCAAGTGTAAGCTTGGATATAAACGCCTAACCAAAAGTGATATGATGGATATTAGTAAAATGAGCAAGGCACAGCTTGTAAAACTCATAGGTACTTCCTATGTATTCGTGCCAAAGACCAAAGGACACATGTATTGCAGACTGGACGATAGAGGAATTTCTATTGCAGTTACCGACGATTACTCAGTTGTGTCTACCAACTTCCATAGAAACGTATTTACCAATGTAGTAAGTGGCGGTTATTCTAATCCTTATCTGTGGCTTAGAACATTCTGTGAGTGCATCGAAGCAAACAAAGAATTTGGAGAAGTTAAGGACAAGAATGGGAATGTACAAGGTTTCAGCTTCTCTCAACTGATGGAACATGCTGACGAAATGCCGGAAGAGATTGTTAAGGTATTGCAGCATACAGAGCGATGGATTTATACGCTTTCCGAGCCAGCCTTTGCCGTTGGAGGAGATACATTGCAAGTCACCAATGTAATGTGTATGTACTTCTCATACTTGGCAAAAAGTAATACCATGCTCATGCCAGCACCTTCCGATATTTCTCGCAACGAATTTTATCAGAAGTATATCGAAACTATCCGCTATCTTTCTCTTGAAACAACGCTTGATGAAGAAAAGGTAAAAGATTTGAAGGAACAAATCTGCAACATCGAACGTGAGGCAATGAACAAGATTGAGATTCTGATAAGGGATAACGGTGGTGAATTTAAACACTCAATTGCCATTCCTAAAAGAGAGGTTGATGAAGGAGAAGCCTTAAACGAAATGAGGAGTGACACTTAGCTTTTTATAAATGCTAATGTAGCGATAACCAAGCTACACCTAAAAAATAGTATTAACCCAACCGATGGCGCATCGGGGATTGGACGGTGAGAACCCAACTATGGACGACCGGAGCGCAAGCTCCCTAAGAAGTAGCGGCTCGATGAAACGTCAAATTATTCAAGTGTAAGCTTGGATATAAGCGCCTACCGTCTGTGAAGATAGTTTAGATTGATTTTCAATTTTTCATTAAGAGTGATTTTAATATTCTTATACCCTTCTTGCTTGTGAAAGTAGGAAGGTTTTTTGGAACTTTCACAGATTTAAGCTACATTTGTAGCGAAGTCTAAACTTAAATATTTAACGAAATGGCTGGAACAACTTTTACCAACAAGCGACTTTCCTATCATGTGTCTAACACAACTGGCACTATCACATTGGAAGGTGACGCTACAATCAACTCACAATCATTGATTGATTCATTCAATGGTAGTGTAAACTCTACTACCGGACAGTACGGCAACTTCTCTTACTCTGAATCCGATGGGGGACAAGTAAACAGAAGCTACAACGGCTCAAAGGAAATCGAAGTAGAGGCTTGTGACCTTATTGATTCTGTAATTGAAGACATCAAAGCAGAAGCATTGAAATAATGGTTAATTACGAGCAGACAAAGAGTTTAATGAAATCAAGAGGGGTAGATAACCTCTCTCCTCTTGACTTCTCTTTTTCTATGATGGTAGCCATTGGTATCAATGAGATACAATCCTATATGGTTACTATCAGAGGAAAAGAGTATGAAAAGAAAACCGAAGAACAAATACCTAAGTTTCGTGAAAGATGCAGCTTGGAGGTTACAGACTATCTTGAACGGACTGATATTAAAGAAACTATAAGGTTTCTTAGGACAGAGCACGATAGGAATATCAAAGATACTGCCTTGCAGCTTGAAGATATTGACTTCAACGCAGAAGACTTAAGAAAGATATTGGCGAAGTTCTTGAAAGAGAAATACAAGGATATTGATGCAGCCGATGCAAAGGACTTGCTCAACGCTATCAAAATATATGTGGATAAGTTCGGAGATTCCGGAGAGGACGGGGTTGCTAAGTTCAACCGACACTTTATCCAAGTTTATCCTCCATATAATGCTGTATGTCCCAATTGCGGAAAAGAGATTGACTTGCCTCGTGGTGTCAACTCTAAATGCAAGCATTGCGACCATCAGTTTGTATGGAGTGAAGAAAAGGAAAGATATTATTAATGACACTCATATACAAAGTGATGTATATAATTGCCATTGATTTGTTTAATCTCATATTTGATAGTGTTAGTAGACGGCATCGGTCTGTGAAGATAGATGCTTTTTAGTAGAAACATTTTAAAAAAATATAACAATGAAAACATCTAAAATTGTAAGCGTTTATAAGACAATGAACGATAGCAAACTCACTAAGATGGAGGATGCTGACAAGTTTAAAGTTATTAAAGCATTACGTGCTATTAAGCCAATCAGTGAAGGCTATGAGGAATTTGTCAAGCTGACACACGAGAAGCTGAAAGACGATAAAATGGAAGAGATGCAGAAGAAAGCCCAACACTGGCAGGAAATGCAATCACAAGGGAAGGAAGTCGAATATTCTTTTGAGGAGCGCAAGGAACTCAATGAATATTTCCAAAACTTCAACAATACCATTGAGAAGCTGATGAAAGAAGAGGGCGACAAGGAGAACGAACTCACCTATGACAAGTTGAGTGAGGACGCTTTCGGAAAGTACATCGCTTCCAACGACTTCAATGTAAGTACCATCATGGACTTGCAGGAAGTTCTTGTCGGAGAATAGTATTTGTTCCATATTACATAGTTTATTTAGAGGTTAGGGGGAGCTTGTGAAAGTTCCCCTTTTCTATTGTTACGTTATTGGTCGTAGAGGCACTACGGAATCTGTATATCTCGATGAATCAAGAGTAACCCAGACCTTATAGGATTCGTCTGCTTCTATATCAAATATCTTTCTAATAACTGTGTATGTTTCACCAGCAGCCACAGTGAATGTTCCTAACTTTAATTTTGTTTCACCAATCATCAGTGGGTCAAACAAGTCATATTTAGCGAAGCGAACCCACAGCGAATTATTAGTAAAGGTCTTGCTTGAACTTGTCGGGTTCTTGACTTGAACAGTCACGGTCAATGCAGTTGCAATCATTCCAATACCAGCATTGATGATGATATTATATGTGGTACTTACTACTTGTATCTCGGCAACCTTAGTATTAGGCAAAGTGAAATAGCCAGCAGCCTTATCCGCGTCCAGTATGCCAAGCTTTACAGTAGACAAGAAGGGATAGACATTATATGTGTTTACTGGTAATCCATTCGTAGGCACTTGTACTTGCATTGTTCCCGGACTGTTAGCAGTCAGTCGTTGCGACCTTGTTCCTCCTTTCTGAACCATATATACACCAAAGTACATATCCCCTAATGTATAAGCCACGCCCTGCCATACCAATCCACCTATATCACTTAACGATAGACTTCCTCCCATTGAAGACGATGGATTATAAGCTACTGTGGCAAAAAAGGTGCTGCCACTTAGATTATCTACTTGCTTTGGAACTGTAAACGAGTGAATTGGAGCCATTGCTTCCGGCATATACCCTTCAAAGTCAAGAAGCCGGAAAGGTGCATTGCTTCCTCCTTGTGGCGGTGAATACTTATATCCATTTGCTCCGTCAGAAGTCATTTTACTTACTATATCCTTATAAGTACCAGCCTGCGCACCGCTTGTATCAATACCACAATTTCCATTACTACTTTTCCACCAATTTGAGTTTGTAAGATTGATATTTTCTGATGGGTATATTACGGGCTTATACTTTGCCCACATATTTGTTTTACCATGAGTATTCTTGCACAAATAACCTAAGTCATTACTTGATACACCCAATGCTGTGCGGACATCATCAATACTAACGGGTGCTACGATTTTTCCACTTGATATTGGCATAAATAAACTATTTAGTTCTAAGAGAACTTGGTAAGAAACATGGCTTTGAGCTACCCGTGGCAGCATTGAAGCCGTTAACAACTCTCACATCCTTTTTCATATCATTCTATATAATACGTTGTAGATTAAACTTTTACACAAAGATAAACATAATTATTCACAAATGCAAGCCACCAAGTTCTCTTAGAACTAAATACTTGTGATATGTCAAATAGCGGAGGAAAGATTACAGCACCAGTAAGCATAGAAGATGTGCGTACTGTTTTAGGCGTTTCAAGCTATGACTTGGGTACACTGTGCAAAAACAGTAACGGTAAAATAAACAAATGGTCTAAATATAAACCAGTCAGACAGCCGTTTGTAGTTGCTCCTAACAGTAATTGGTACAAGGCAAATGATGGCTTCTGTGGACTTAAAGTAGGATGGTCTACTGCCGGAGATAGCAGTCTGACAAATTTAGTCAATGCCTACAAGCAAGGCACATGGGACTATTTACCTCCTACGGGTGGAGATAGTCAGCCATTTAGATTGCTTGACTTTGAAGGCTATGACCACAACGCTGGACCTTTTGTAAGCAGTAAAATGAAGAAAGGAACTGAACTGAAAGTCAACACAATGGCAAGCAACGCTCTAACATTGGCTGTAACTTACAACAGTTCATCCACATCATTACAGATAACGGACTTTGGAAATGCAGGAGTTGGCTTAGACCGAGCACATCTTGCAGCAGCCTTATACAATAAAGACCCATTGTTGTATAGTGACGCTACCAGATTGCAGACTGTCATTTCAGATACTCCGGTAGACCAGAGAGGAACAGTTACCTTTAACTTTACTGCAAGTGATATAAATACCACAAGGTTCGTAATGTTGTTCTTAGCTTCTACCACAGTATCAAACAACATGTGCATCCCTTATGATGATAACAATTACTTCTTGTTTAAAGTAGACATTACACAAGAGTACGGATTAAATATTATACCGGATAAGATGGGTGGATATACTAATGGCTTCCATGAAATAACGTATTACCAAGCAAATGCCTATGCCTCAAATAACGGTTATGCAGACGTATTGTTTTTCTTTAAGATAACAAATGAATCGGGAAAGACAATCACGATAGGAAGCGGTTCGGGTGTTGACTACAACCTAAGAACTGAATTTGGAGGTATATATACAACCAATTTGCAATACTGTGATTCTGCTGGCAATAACATAAATTCTAACATTTCTATTGCAGCCGGGAAAACTTGGCAAGGATATTTTAAAGCATCAAGAATGTTTTTAGACTTTGTAAATACATGGAGCAGTAGCACAACTCAGTCAAGAGGAGGTTTGTATATTCAAGCCTATAACCAGGGCTATGGTGTTCAGAAGGGATGGCAGAATGTTTCGCCATATTATATGATAATGGTAAAGAGATAATGGATATGGGAAAGAAAGTAGATTTATTAATTAAAGGTAACTTATTGGTTATCAATAATATAACTGGGGGGGGGATTTTTAGTACCTCACTTGAACAGTTAGAAGAACATTTTAATGTTAGTGAAGCAGCGATAATTGAAGGGGACTTGAATGTAGAATCTTTCGATTGTCGCTCTTTGTGTGTGGTTGTGCTTGGTGCAGTAGTTGCGAAAGGAGGTAACTATGAGTAATAGTGGAGGTAAAATAACTGCGCCAGTCAATATAGCTACTGATATACCAGCCGTTCTTGGTATAAGTAGTACAGACTTAGGAACTCAATGTATATCAGATAAGGTTAATATATGGGCAGAAAGACATCCAATGGTGCATGATAGTGTAACAGAGTTAAGCGAAGCTCAAATTAAAGCTATACATTATGGATTTGAAAATGCCACAGCAATATCACCAACAGTAGATAATCTGATGGCTGCCTCCATATATTACAAGCAGCCAAGCGGAAGTAAAGGCATTTATAGAGCTACTGATTTTAATGGGTATTATCATGGAGCTAATCCTATATTCTCATTTACATTACCAAGTAGTGCTTCACCGGACGCAGCTATCATCATAAATGTAAATGCACTATTATTTGAAACAAGTACATCGGGACAACTAAGCATTGATAAGATGCTAAACAATAGTAAGCAGAATCAGTTAGCTATTGCAATATGTAGTATAAGTAAGAAAAAGGCATACTATAAGATATTTGGTAGAAGTTTTACTGGCGGCAAAATACCGTTATTCTTAGTTGATAATAGCATTGATTGGGAAGGTAAAATGAGTAAAGATATTGCAATAGTATTATTTATTACTGATGGTGTATTTGCAAGCGATAGACTTAAATGGAAAGAATCGTTAGATACTAATATGAAAGCATATCGAGGCATATCGAGTACAAGAAGAAATTCTGCACCAATTTTAGCTCGATATACCTTATCCCAATTTCCAATACAAGGTTATTTGCAGTATTCTGTAGTTGGGAATACAACCCCAAGAGTTAATGATAACTCAACCAGTTATTATCAATATCGTTTTACTATACATGACAAAGCGGCAGCAGGATTAGCAGCATTAAAGAACTTTAGTGTATCACTTGAAACTATTAACTATAGTGGCAATTTTAGAATAGACCAATATGAATTTGGGAAAGGAATGGCAAGCATTGTTTCTGGACCAGATAGTAACAATAACTATGTAGTGTCTATTCCATGTATGACATCGGGAGGAAAAAACAATGTGGGTAAAATAGCCTATACAAATTGCTATATTTATAATACTAAAACGGGAAGTGGGGCTGGAAAGCTCTTGGAGATTACATTAGTTGGTTCAACATAATGTTTATATCAATAAGTTTTCGTATATTTGCAGTGGATTGAGCGCATTTCAATTTCAATGGTATATTCCCCATATTGAAAAAGATTTTAAGTTCCGAGATGCTTAGTCCTGAGATGCGTTCGTCCGCTTTAAAAAACAGAGTTGTTGCCGCAACTCTGTTTATCTTGACTTTATATTTAAAAAGCATCTGCTGCGAAGTAGGTGCTTTCTCATTCCAATATTATCAAGTTGTCATTAGCGTCTATCTGAATGCCAACGAACTTCATTTGAGGCAGGGAGATTATTCCAAGTATCTCAATGCCCGTCTCTCTCTTGATACTTGAACGGACTCCCGATATATCGGCAATAAGAAATTGAGAGATGTCTTTCCCTTCAAAATTCGCAAAAGTATTACAGTAGTAAACATCATTCATTTCTCCTCCGGCACCAACTATCGTACCGGGAAACCTACGTCCTTTGAGAAGTCCGTACTTCTTAACTTTGTCCTCTGCAATTAAAGCAACACTTGCTCCCGTATCTATCAAGAAATAGGCTGGCTTACTATTTACTGTACATTCAATGATAAGCCTCTTGTCGGAAAGTGATTTAATCTGTTTCATAGGATGGTATTTTTAACGATTAAAGATAAGTATTCTCGTCTACACGGTGCATCTTCAAAGTACCCATAATATAGTTCCGACCAGTAGGACGATTAACTATTATAGTTGTAGGTTCATAAGAATCTAAACATACAAACTTACTTTCTGCACCAGCATATTCAGATTTGATAGTCACTTGATGACTTGTCATATAACTAATGAAGTTCTTGTGAACCGTACGAACATCAACCGTACTATCGTGGAAATCATCTATGATAAACGAAATCTCTACATCGGGATTTTCGTAGCACACTTTATCCGGTACGAAGACATCTTCCTTGTTGCTGTTAATCCAAGAAGCCGTATAGATATTCTTGGGTTCTCCTTGTGCAAGAAAGCCGTCCATCTTCAATATACGAAGACCTTTCCATTTGACTGTAAAGTCAGTATAGTTTTCGATACCAGCTTTTACGAAATATATGTTTGCTCCTAACATGTCTATATTATATTTAAGTTCTTAGTTTGCTCCTCCTTATTATACCACATCAAAGAATCCAAGTTCTTTTGACATATTTTTATTTTGCCATCATTATCACCTACTTCAACCTTACATTTATCGGAGTATTTATATACAATGACAGAACTATTATTGCATATATAAGGAATATATAGATTACTTTCGTCAAATAGATAAATACGAACAGTATTAAATCCGTCCAAAGATAAGGTAATATTTGATTTATTGTGTATATATAGTATGGGGCATTTTATCTCTTGAACTATTAGTTGGCAAGAACAACGGCATAAGCTACATATATCTTCATTAAGTTCAATGTCTGCATCAAAATCATACCAAGAACTATACGTATAATCTCCAGCCACATTGTCACAATTAGTACCTACATATTTGGCATTTATGTAATCACTAAAGTTATCCTTAACATAGTCTATAGACAATCCCCAACCTTGATATATGGCAGTAGCTAAATATGGTATGCTCTGCTGGTGCATAGATAGATTAAAGAGTTTTTCTTTATCTTCTTTACACATATTCCACGCTCCTTTGAAATCTGTACATAGATTACGAAGAAGTGAGTTTTTGTAAAAGTATAGTAAGTTATGCTCCATCATTCTTCTTTAAACAAGGAAACTATAAAATCACGTCCAGCACCCGTCCACCTTCTATCATAAATAATGCGTCCGTTATCTAATACAGTTTGCTTAACAGAAGTGTAACCTAAGTCGGCATACTTGGCATATAATAGCCATGTACCGTTTTGCTTAAACTGAACTTCCATCTTAGCTAACCGATTGTTAAGTTCTATTGCAGACCTCAAACCAACTTCCTTTGCAATCTCGCCAGCAGTATAAGTTTTAGAATCATGCACCAAGCGTTTAACATTGTCTTGTGCCTCCTTAGCTTCAAGTAACGCCTGCTGTTTTGCTTCATACTCCAAAGCCCATGCTCTTGCGGCTTCTGCCGGATTATTGAAGTTAGGCAATGTGATACCAGAAACAGCCTTCTCCTCACATGTAATGAAATACTTTCTTGCCTGCTTTCCTCGTTCATTGTTTTCAAGCATTGACAACTCCTTAGCCATTCCAATTGACAGTGCATATTCTATTTTACTAACTTGCTGATTATCAGTCTTCATAAAATTATGATGTCTGATATTCAATAAGTTACCTTGATAGTCAAAGCAAAGTACTTCAAAATCTTTTCCTTCCTCAAAATCATATCTACTGATTCTCCCTTTTATCCAATCAGCAAATTGTTGCTTGCTTTCAAGAAAAGCATGTAAATCACGTGCGTTAACCGCTTTTTGTCCGTTGTTCTCTTTAATAGGAATCAATATTCCTAAATCATTATTTTCTTTCATATTTACGATGTTTATACGGTATTAATAATAGTGAGGGAGAAGTGCACCGTAACCACTTTCAACAAAGGAGCGACCTTTATCTATCTCCCTCACTACAAATATATTAATTAATCGGGTAATATCCTAACATTTACACCATTTCCTGCGGCAGTAGAAATATTTACCGTCCAAACTTGAATGGCTTGAAGTATCTGATAACTACTTCTCATTTGAAGTAACATCTGCGACATCGTTCCTGCATTGACATTAGTCATATCCCATATACCTTGCAGAATAGTAGTTTGTTGGAACACTTGCCCACTAACCATATTTAAATAAGCTTCAATAGCCCCAGCAGTTTCTTCGGTCACCGAAGAGATTCCTTTCTGTAAGGAAGAAAGGGCTGCGTCTTTCACTCCACTACCGAACTCTATACCAAGCTGACCCATCAAGTTCTTTAAGTCCTCGTTTATCAAAGGAATTAGCTCTTTACCCAAGTCAGCTATCTGTTTGGCTTCTTCGGTGGTAATACCTACACCGCCAGCAGAGTTTTCTTCGGTAAATCTCTGAACCATAGCAAACATACTCTTCAACCGTTGTCCGACAATCTCAGAAGCAAGCGACTTGACAATCATATTTGTTATTAAATCATCAAAGCTTTCCTCTAAATTTGCCATTGTATCAGTTCCTTCCTTCCAAGCTGAAATCCAAGAATCGGCAAAGCTTTCTGCGGCAGATTTTACATCTGTACCGAGCAAAGTGTTTACTATATTAGTAGTAGCATCATCAATGGCATTCTGTAAGTCGGTAACTTGACCCTCTAATTCTATGATTTTGTCTTGGTCGCGGTTTTTCTTCTTCCGGCTCTTTTCAAGTTGAAGCTGACGTTGAACTTCTGCAAGCTGTGCCTTCTGATTTGCAATAGCTGCCTTCTGCGCTGAAATTTCAGCTTTACCCATCGACTTATCAACAGCACGTTCAAGATTCTTATAAGCGTTCTCTAATTGCTTAACTATTCTCTCACTCTTTTCAACCTCTCTTGTAATTTTCTTGTTCCCGGCATTGAATATGGCTGATACTCCTTTCCAGATACCACCAACAGCCTTTATACCACCGCTAATAAAATTGCCCGACATTATATCTTTAACTCCATCAGCAGCTTGGGTAACTCCTTGTATAGTTTCTCCTACTGTTGAGATAGTATCAGTGACACCTTCCGAAAATCCCATCTGCTCAAATATATTCCCTACAGAACTTACCATCATTCCAAGTTCTTCTATATTAGCTAATAAGTCTTTAAAAGGATTTTCGCTTTCTTTCAGCTTATCTTTTAAGTTTTTAACTTGGTTGGCAAGAGCAGCAAATGGGTTACGAGAATTTACTTCGGTCTTTAAAGCCTTAATCCGTGCTAATAGTTCTTTGTATTGGTCTATTGGCATATTAGCTTTATTAGCCTCTGCAAACTTAGTTATCTCGTCAATCATTTGATTTAAAGAGATAGTACCTATAATACTTAAGTCTTGAAACGACTTCTCCCAAGCATTGGAAGTATTCTTCCATTCCTCAAAAGCTATCTTAGTCTTTTCTTGTTCCGCACCAGTATCAACAGCAAGAGAGAGCTTTGGGGCTTTCTCGTTTATAAAGTTTTGTATTTCTTCAATCTCACTTTCTATCTCTGCTCTTACATTGGGGCTTTCGGTCACAGACAACTGCAATTCCAGCTTTGCCAAATCAGAAGTTGCCTCAGTAACTCTATTGGAGATAGAAGCTTGGTCTTCCAAACGTTTTCTTTCGACCTCTGCTATCTTATCCTCCATTTCAGCGTACTTGTCTGCAATAGACTGGAAGTTCTTGAAATCATCCAATGCAGCTTTCTTGATAGTATCGCTTAATCTTTTCTGAATATCTTCAATAGCCTTTGAAGCATCACTCTCACTCTTAACCATAGTGTCAAGAGAACTTTGCCAACTCTTAACCCTTTCATCATTAGGATTCTTATTGATTAAATCCTGCAATGTTTCTTGTTCTTCTTGGAAGGATGAAACCTTTTCCCTCAAACTATTCAATGTAGCATTAACATCAGCTTCTAACTGTTCAAGTGAAACGGGGTCATACTCAAACAAACCAGCGAACAGTGAACCGAACTGCCCAGCATTCTCTATATCCAATTCAAGCTCATAGCCTTGAAACATTCCCTCAATCTTGCGTTTTGCCAAAGCAACACTTGCAGAGTTTATAGAGATAGAATATTCAATCTCACTTTGTGCTTTCTTCCCAGCAACCAACTGTTTAGCTTCTGGCGATTTGAGGGTTTCAGCTATCTTATTATAAAACTTTGGAGCGCTACCTTTATCAAAGGTAATCAAGTCGTTAATATCAACACTAACACCTTTAAAAGCATTGTCGAATAAGTCTTGGTAAGCTTCCTTTACCTTTTCAGCAGCATAGGTTATATTGCCAGTGTCTTTTACAAGCTGCAAGAACTTCTTTTGAATATCATCTACCAACTTAATCTGTTGCTTCAATAAATCCATTTCCTCCTTCTTTGCCTTATTCATCTCTTTTTGAGTGCTAAGGTCAAGATTTAATGCAGAGGCAATTTGTCTTGCAACTTTCAAACGATTGGCAACATATTCTTTTTCTTCGGGACTTGCAGTAAGACCTTTAGATATTTCTTCTTGTTGTGCAGTAAGCGACCTATATTCCTTTTTCAATCGGTCAATATAACTCCAAATATCTTCATCCTGCTTAATGGCAAAGCCTGCACCAGCACCACCTCCAGCTTTCTGAACAATAGAATTAACATTCTTCTGCCAATCCTTTAACTCTACATTGTACTTTTGAAGTTGTTCGGTTATCTGGTCGTACATATAAGTATTGCCAAGTTTCTTATATGCAGCTTGAAGTTCGATAAGTCTTAGCTTCTCGTTCTTCTGATTTTGTTCCAGCTTCTTATATTTCTCATTGATATTATCTATTGCTTGACCTTCTATTACACTGGAATAAGTTGGTCTATTGCTGATAATATCACTGGCTTCACGAACTTCTTGAATAGCCTTCTTTTGCTCTGTAATCGCCTTACCTAACTTGTCAATGCTTCCGGATGAACCAAATAAAGACTGAACAACTGGATTAAGCTTTTCCATTTCAGCAGTAGAACCGCCAAGATACTTCTTAGAGATAGAGTAGAATCTTGCCATATAAGTTTCACCTTTGGAAAGTCCTTTATCCAAACTTGCAACAAAGTTTCGGGTAATCTCTTGTGCATTTACTTTAGAGATACCTCCTTCTGTCATTTTCTCTATAATATTGGCAATAGCATCTTGTTGTTGTTCAGAGTACTTTTCTGTTATTACTTGATAACTCTTTTCAAGAGCTTGTGACTTTGCTTTATTATAAATAGCATCTACAACTTTATTGTAGTTTTTAGCAAGTTCAGAAGCATAGTTGATTTCAGTCAACATATTGGGGAGATATGAGCCATAAGTATTGTTTATCTCCTTCAAAGCATCGCTGAAATTTCTACTTCCTTTTTCCGATTCATTTAACTTCTTTACTAAAGCGTCAAAGTCAGAAGTCATTTGCTGTGCATTTATAAGACCGCCAGCAGTAATGCTTTCCAGTTCTTTCCTAAACTTAGTGGCATTTGTGTATGCTTGATAAATAGCAACTCCCAAAGCAGCTAATCCAGCAATTATTACCGCATAAGGATTCTTTGCAACGGCAAGAAGAGTTTTATTCAAGTTTTGAGTTGAAGCTTCTGCAAGCTTTGTCGCAGCAGCCTTATCTCTCAATGCCTTTCTTGCTATTACCAAATATTCTGAATACTTGCGTAAATTCATATTAGCAGCAAGTTGTACAGTAGCAACTGCTATTTGAGCTGTCTTATATACACCCAAAGCAGTAGCAACAACTGTCAATATATTAGCTACACTTCGCCAATTCTCAAACAGACTTCTTACAAGAGATATGCTTCCGGTTAACATGCCTTGATTCTCCTTACCAATCTCATTTAGCATGAAGTCATAAGCATCGGTTAAGTTAGATAACTGTCCTGCTAAAGTTTCAGCTTGCTTTGCTTGGAAGTCATAGAACATACCGCCTTCATCTGTATAACGATTTAAAACTTTCATTACATCAGTAAAGGAAACCATCTTATTAGACATTCTATCCATGACATCACCTACTGAAACAATTCTTTCTTCTTGTTCAGTGTACATCTTAGCAAGCTCTGTAGTTATAGAAAGACCAGCATTAGCAAAGTCACGAGCATCCCTTGCTGTAAGAACAGTCTGTGCTCTAATCTGTCCTAAGTTGTAGGTCAGACGTTCCATAGGGACACCAAGAGCAGCACTAATATCTGCCATACGTCTTGAAACGTCTACAAGCTCTTCCGCTTCAAAATTATAGGCAGCAAGCTGTTTCGTAGCACCAGCCAAATCCAATACGGTAAATGGAGATTTTAATGCTAATTCTTGTTGTTCCCGAAATATCTGAGAACCTTTTTCAAAGTCACCAAGTACAGCACCAATCGAACGTTCAAGTAATTCATACTGACCTCTAACGTCCATAAGACTTTTTACAAAGCCAGTTAACGCTCCTAATCCAGTATAGAACAGAACTCTTTTACCTAAGTTCTTAAATGATTCAGCTAAACTGTTATTTGCCTTTTGAAGTTGAATACCACTGGATAAAGCTTCCGCATTTTGCTTTTTCAAGTCCTCCATAGCTTTATTGACATTACGAAGCTTCATTGCATATTCTGCATCATCCGTGGAGAGATTACGTTGTACAATCTGCAAGGCTTTTAGCTTTTCAATTCTTTCTTGGATTGACTTATTGCCCATAGCCATAGCCTTTTCGTAGCTTTGACCTCCTTGTGATATTCTACTCTTCTCCTCCTCTCTTGCTATTCTTGCTGCTAAGTTGGCAGTCTGCTGACGGAGCAATATTTCTCTTTGAAGCAGCTTCTCCCTTTGAGCAACATGAACATTAATCCTTGCCTCTTGCACATCAGTTTTTACAGTAGCCAATTGCTCCATATTATTCTTAATACGGGTTGTGTTCCCTTGTATCTTAGAGAATACTTCTCGCAAATTATTGGCAACTTGCAAGGCTTGGTTCATGGAATTAACGTCTACAGATACATTCGTAGTAGTAGCTTGCGTGGCAGCAGTATTACCTTGTGCAATATTAGTTGCCCCCAAACTTTTAAGCTTGGCTTCCAACTCGGAAATCTTTGTTTCCAAAGGACGGATTTGTTGGTTAAAGCCATCAACTAAGCCCTTACCAATATTCTTACCCAATTGGTCGGCAAAGCCCTCCACACTCGCCAACTTACCTTCCAACTTGTTGGTGAAATCTTCCAGACGCTTTTCCGTCTTCTTTAGAGTTTCATCAATGCTTGATAACAAGTCCTTATCAGACATTGAAGCACTAATAACTACATCTTTATTGTCTGCCATCGCTGCTACTTTTTACTTGATTTTAGAAGAAAACCCATCTGCTTTAGCAATGGGATAAATCTATTTATTTGAGTTTTTATTCAAAAAAATTGTTCATTCAACGTTTTTTTGCTATCTTTATGTCGAAGATATAAATAATTTCTGAGTAATGCAAGCATTCAAGTATAAAATGTATAAAACAAAACGAACAAAGCATATTGATGATATGCTTCGGGAAGCTGCTTTCACTTGGAACAAAGCTCTTGCTATACAGAAACGATACTACGCATTATTCGGAAAGTATATCAACAAGTATCAACTGATAAAATGGTTTGACAAGCGATATAAAAGATACTATCTTGGTAGTCAAGTACGTCAAGAAATAATTAATAGGCTTGATACTTCATATAATAGGTTTTTTAAAAAAATTGCTCAAAGACCACCAAAATTTAAAAAGGCTATTGACTTTGTTTCTATTGTCTATAAGCAAGCAGGTTACAAACTATATAGTAACGAATTGATACTTAATCGTAAATTTCGTTTCAAATTCTCAAAATCAAGAGAATACAAAGGGAAAATAAAACAAGTAATTATAAAGCGTTCAAGAGTAGGCGAATATTATCTCATTATAGTAACGGATGCTAATCCAAAAGAATATCGAAAGACACATAATGGTGCATCGGTAGGAATTGATTTTGGATTAAAAATGTATCTAACTATGTCGGATGGTAGCGAATACTCTAACCCACTATTCTTTAAACAATATCTTTCTAAGATTCGTCAAAAATCTCGTAATCTTTCAAAGTGCAAGAAAGGAAGTCATAATCGCAAGAAAAAGCGAATTGAACTTGCAAGACTGCATGAGGACTTGCATAATAAACGAGAAGACTATCAATTCAAAATTGCTCACGAACTTTGCAAAAAGTACGACTATATCTTCATCGAAGATTTACGCCTAATTGGTATGACAAAGATGTGGGGAAGAAAAATGAATGACCTTGCACATGCTGCTTTCATAAATAAGCTTGAATATATAGCATCAAAGTATAGAGTAGTTGTACATAAGATTGATAGGTGGTACGCAAGCAGTAAAACTTGTAGATGTGGGTATGTGAACAAATCCCTACAATTAAACGACCGAGAATGGTTTTGCCCAGAATGCGGAAGTATCAATCATAGGGACTTGCTTGCTGCTAATAATATACTTCGGAAGGGCATTTCCGAATTGGAGAGTATGAGTAAGACTTCTTCAGAAGCATCATACGCTTGTATCCAAGAATCCTACTCGCTTTAGCGATGGGAGTATGTCAATTGATTCTTGGTATGGTATCTAACACACTACGTTTAGGTGCTTGCAACTCACTTCTATCACTTTTACGTCGTTTCCAAAACTTCTCCCATATCTCCTTGTCTTTACCACGCAAATACTTAATATGGGTACTGTCTACTGTCAAGAAAAGAACTTGTGCCATAGACAATCTATAAAGATAATCGTCATACGTAAACTGCGGAAAGCTACGTATGAAATCACCTAAATCTCCGATTTGGCTTGCCGCCATAATGTTAATTGTTCCGCTACCGTCTTCCTCATATTCGTCTGCGAAACCATAAGAGCCTTCCCCGATATGAGCACCGTAAAAACCGGTGATAAGTCGATGCTGTTTATTGCTTCAATAATGATTGCCGCCCATTGAGCAGGCTCAAATACGGAGTTGAGAATACGAGCCTTCATAAAAGCTATCAGTTTGTCATTTCTGCTCATAACTTCTATCGCACTCGCATAATCGGTTATATCATCTGGTGAGAAGAGGTGATTAACAAGAATGATTGCTACAATCTCGGAACTTACGTCCAAGTCTGTACATAGAGCGTACATCATGCTCTTATCATCCTTAATATCCTCTTCCTTTTGTAATTTCAACGCTAATTGGAAAATACGCTGGTATGAGTATGCCCTCAACCGATGCACCTTATACTGCTTATCTCCTAACTTGACAAGCGTAGGATTGTCAGTCATAATCTCTGATATTTCCCTCTTTAGCTCGTCCGGTATAATTAAATCCTTTTCTTCCATTATCATTTGTGTATTAAAGAAAAAAGGACAGCAGCAAACAAGCCACTGCCCTTTCTCTTGATTTATAATGGGTCTTAGCCTCCAACAGAAGGTTCAGCCATCTTCATCTCAACTTTCTTGCCATTATCATCAACCAAAGCAGTGATAGCGATGTGCAGTTTCAACGGAGCAGTCTTCAAATCAGTACCGTCCCAATTGGTAGCGACCTTACCTTTGTAAATAACAATGTAGTCAATACCATTGTAGAACTCCAATTTAAACTGCTTGTAAACGTTGGTGAATGAAGAAGGCATTGTGTACAAGCCAGTAGTAGCATTAAACTTACCGCCTTCCATAGCGGCAATCTCTCCCGGTTTGTACTTAACCAAGTCAAATTCAATCTTGTAAGAACCAAGTGTACCCACGCTATCAAGCGGAGTATCATAGAACTCACCGTTAATAGCACTTTCACTTGCGGTTTCTTGACTGATAGACAAACCTTCCAACACACCCATAAGAGGAGTATAAGAAGCTTCTGCACCAGCCCCGACTTCCGCATAGCCTAAAGACTTACATTTGTAAGTCAACAAATCTTGTGTAGCCATCTCGTCTAATTATTAAATTATTATTTATATTGAGGCGCTTATATCCAAGCTTACACTTGAATAATTTGACGTTTCATCGAGCCACTACTTCTTAGGGAGCTTGTACTCCGGTCGTCCATAGTTGGGTTCTCACCGTCCAATCCCCGATGCGCCATCGGTTGGGTTAATTTTTACTTTATTAGTACCATAAATGATTTAATATACATGAAGAACAGATTGTCGCTCTCATTATATATATCATCAGTTGACAATATACCGTCAGTTGAGATGTCGTATTTTTCTCCGGCTTTCTGAACTTCTGCATTCACAATATCGGATATGCTTGTTTCATACTTTTGCAGCAAGGTAGTATCAAGCCGACCTCTTGTCTTGGGAGGAATATACATCTCAACTGTCACGCGAACGCTCGCAAGAGCATTCAAGTTGAACTGGCTCTTATCCTTAATTTCTCCCAGACGGATAACCATGAAACCGCCAGCGTTTATCTCCTCTTCCAGCTTGGTAGGCATTTCCATCGGATAGATGTACTTTGTAACCTTATCTATGAAGAGAGAGTAAACATATTGGTATATCGGCATTCGCCTTGCGTCAATAACACTCATATCCCTATTAGGCGTTCATGTCCTTGTGGGACACTTGACGTTTCATCGAGCCGCTACTTCTTAGGGAGCTTGCGCCCCGGTCGTCCATAGTTGGGCTCTCACCGTCCAATCCCCGATACGCCATCGGTTGGGTTAATACTATCTTAAATCACTCTGTGTAGCTTGGTTATCGCTATATTGGCATTTATGTACTAAGTGTCACTTTGTATATAAGTAACTTATATTGTTTTAACAGTTGCCTTCCCTGCAAAATCTTCCTTAATATCGTCATATATGGTTGATAACACCTCAAACCTTCGTCTTGGATTTCCAGTATTCCCTCCTTCCAATATAGGAGCATAAGGTACTGTTGCTGCCAGCACCAAGTCCCATCCTATATAAGTGGCAGGAGTATAGTTTGCCAAGAACTCGTCAGCAAGCTTTCTTCCATCTATCTGCTTGCCATGATACTTTGAGTTTTTAGTTGCCATCTGATACGGATATAAGTAGCCGCTCCCCTGCAAATTGCCTTGATAGAACACAGCCCAAATATAACTATCAGCCAAGTTGTAAGTCTGGTCGGTAAATCCGCTTTCAGAATATGCTTTCTTCAACAATTCGGGTGCATAGGCTATTAGTCGCTGGGTTTGCTCGCCAGCAAGTCTGTCAAACAGTTCTTGCCGAACCCTTTTCAAACCACTCAAATCAACTTTTACTTTTATCGCCATCCACCTTTTCTATTTGCATATATAGTTATAGCACCTAACATCGAAGGTATGCTGTTATCAACTTGCATCTTAATTTGCTCTCCCATAACATCACATTCTATCCAGTCTTCATTACGTACTGGATTAATATACTTCCCGTCCTCTCCTTTTATCAAAGGAATAGAAACAACGTAGTCGCTTGTTTGAGCGGTCGAACCGGATTCAGCAACAGAAAGATTCACGTCCATTACTCCTTCGTAGACGGTATCTTCTTCATCGTCGCCCATAGAACTTTCGATGATTCTGTATATACGTCCCGAAAAAGGAAATTCTTCTATGTCACTGAATGAAATCATATCACATCTATAATTTTCAAGAGTTTAATCTTTGGACGAGCAGAGATAAGAACCTCGTAATTAGGGTCATTGTATCTCTTATATATGCCCAAAGCATAACTTATTTTATTACTCTGATAGATGTCCGTCTCTGACCCAACTGTACGCTGGAAGTTATTATGAGAGGCAGATTGAGATGCTGTACTTGAAGGGCTTAACAACACTGCGGTAAATATTATATCGGCAGTCATTAAATCCTTTTGTTCTTGGGTCAACGTCATAGCATCCTCGTTTACATCTGTGATGCCGCGGTCAAGAGCAATTCTCATAAATGTATTCTCCTCAAACGAATACCGACAAGATGAAGAAAGCCATTCAAGTATAGTCATATATAACCCTCCAAGTTTAAGAATCAGCAGTCAAAGTATCAACAACAATGTGTTCCATAAACTCGGTCAACACTGGCATATAACGACCGATAGCATCAGTATGATATGCCTTGTAGATACCGTTAGGAACTACCTTGTTGATAATATAAAACAAGTCATTCTGTGCAGAAGCGATTGAATAGTCAATCGTCTTGTTTGCTTCACGCTGCAACAAGATAACATCGGCAACATCAGAGTGAACAACACGACCAGCAAAGCCAATAGGACGCAGAACTGCTACGCCAGCCTTCCATCCTTGTACAGTCTTAATCGTTTTGATGTCTTGTACCACTTGTTCCTCTTTCACAATGCGGATAGGAGAAATCTTAGATACAGAAGAACGAGAATACTGAATAAGCTGCTCCCAAGAAATGATGTTAGTATCAATGCCGGAAGCACCATTAGTAACAACAATAACTTTATCGGGCGCATACAAGCGAATCCAACGGTTAACTTCTTCCTTGAAGTATTTGTTGTTCAACAAGTGAGTGATAACCATGTCATACGGCAAATCCCATTCCATTGTACCAGTAAATCCAGTACGGTCACGGAAATCTTTCTCAATCTTTGCCATTTGTTCCGGAATGTTAGCTTCTGCGTTCGTCCATACTTGCTTACCAGCCTTAACAAAGTTTTCAGTAGGCACATACTTCGGGAACTCATGTACGACACCGGACATACCACGAGAATCAGCATTGCTGTACTGACCTCCCTTAGACAAAGCTTGTGCGGCAATGTTAGAAAGACGGTAGTTGTGTGTCTTAATCAAGTCAGCAACACCACGTACATAACCTTCCAACAAAGTAGCATTAGCTTCACCAAGTTCATTCAAGCGTGCTTTCAATTCCTCTTTTGAAAGAGAAGTTTCAAACAAGCCTTTACCGAACTGAGGGATAGTACCAGTTCTCTGTTCCCAGCCTTCGTTATCCATCTGAGCAACTTCACTCAACGGTGTCATTGCATCAGCCATCGGAACGGGGCGGCGAGTAACATTATAGATAGTATAAGCAGGGTCAAGCTTCGGGCGGCTCATGTCAATAGGGTACTTACCACCATCAACAGTGAAGTGTTCCTGCCAAAAGAACTGGTTTGCATCCATGACGATTTTCTCGTCAACGAGCGTCTGAATAAATGCGCTCGTACCGTCAGGGTTTACCAATCCTCTTTGATAGAGTTGGTTTACTAACTCGTCGGGATTAAATTGATATTTATATGCGTTTGCCATAATTCTACTCCTTTCCTTTAGATTTCAAATACACCTTCGATGTAGTTGCGGTTCTTAGCCAATACATACTTCGGAAGCGGTTGCATACGGTCAACAAATGCACGCTTTCCATAAACAGTGTTGATGTTGTGCTGAACATCAGTAACTCCCCAGCGACCATCAGTCGGAGCGAACTGTGTATCTGCTTCGATGAAGGTATTCGGGTTTTTAACCAACACAGTAGCGTCGGCAGCAGCAGCAGTTGCAACGTCACCATTGCTATTAGCAGCTTCAACCAAAATATCATCAGTAGTCAGAGCACCGATTGCAGTGTCAACAGTAAGAATAAACTGCTTATTCTCTTCATCGAACTCAACAGATGTAACCTTACCAGACTGTCCCGTAGTTTCAACTGTATCGGGAGCTTTCATAAGTACATTGCCTACTTCGGGAATGTGAGAATAGCCAGAACCATCTACATGTAAAGTAGTGTCTGTACCAGCAGTCGTAGCCTTTGCCACCTTAAACGTTTTCAGAAGGAAACCCGGTTTCCACAATCTGTATTCGTACAAGTCAGCCGCAAAAGCATAGCCAAAACCCTTATACGGGTTTGCAATGGTAGAGCCATAGAGGACGTTAGAACGTTCCTCGTGATTGGCGTCCTTCCACCATACGAACTTGCCACCTCTAAATTGTTTAGCGGAAGCAAAGAAGGTTTCTAAATTAAATTGTGCCATTTTCTTTTGTTAAGCGTTCATGTCCTTGTAGGACACTTGACGTTTCATCGAGCCACTACTTCTTAGGGAGCTTGCGCTCCGGTCGTCCATAGTTGGGCTCTCACCGTCCAATCCCCGATGCGCCATCGGTTGGGTTAATACTATCTTAAAGTTTGACGGGTTTTATGGCAGCAAGGTAATCTTCCATCGTTGTTTTCTTTCCGTCGGGAGATAATGGTGTAATATCACCAATAGAGCTTCTGAATATATCTTGATAATCTTTCAGCAGTCTTTCTGCCTCGGCATTAACATCAGCATCAATTGCGATATTCTGCTTACCAAGATAGTTACGAAAAGATTCATGTAAATCTTCCCTCACCTTAGACTTGGCTGTATCGTATATCTGATTGCGAACAGACTTCGTTTTCTCTTGCAATTCAAACTTTTCCAGCCTATCAAGTTTCTCTTTGTACTCGGCAGGCAACTCAAATTTCGGAGGCTCTTGATTGCCTTCTTCATCATCATTACCTTTTTCAGCCTTTTTCTTCCATTCTTCAATCTGAGATTTATATTCAGCTTCCTTAGCTTCAAATCCCTTAGTCGCTTCTGAGAATGCGTTCTTTCTTGCATGTCCGCTACTTTCAACTGAAATATTCAATGCGGCTACTAAGCCAGCATCTTCAATCGGAGCATCCTTGTAAGCTTCTGCAAATTTCTCAGAGAACTTATCTCTGAATGTTTCACTCAAATCAAAATTACGTTCTTCGCAAATCTGATTAACTTTAGATAAAACTTCTTCTTTTTGTGCCATTGTTCGTCAATGATTTTATTATTTTGAACAAAAATAAATAGCTTTTTCATTACTCATACTGTGGTTATCGAAAAAGTAGCATATTTATTTTAAGGTATGTAGCTTGTTTTTCGATAAGTGGCATATATCGAAGCTTAGATTGCGTATTTTTGTAGAAAAATAAAGAACCATTATGAGCGAGAAAATACAGAAAGACAAAATTGTTAGTCCATTGCCGGGTTGCCAATATGAAGCCATCCGAAGCAATGCTGACTATGTTGTGCTTACTGGTAGTGGTGGAGGTGGAAAAAGTTTTACATTAGGATATGCACCAATTTCATATCTATATGAAAACCAAGGAGCAAAAGCTGTATGGTTTATGCGTAACGTTGGCGACTTTTTTGACGCTGGTAAAGTAGTGGACGGTCTTAAAGAAATATATCCGCTTATTGACAGACGTTTCAGAATACAACCAAGAGAACCTATTGGAGAAGTCATTAAGGTTCAAGACGATATGGGTGTGAAGTTTTTCAATAGTTCTGAAATCAAATTCCAGCAGTTGAATAATGAAAGTCCCACTGTAATAGATAAGATATTCAAAGGATTGCAGTTTAAGAAAGCCATATTTGAAGAATGCAATAAATTTGAATGGAGAACTATTTCTACTTGTCAAACCCGTCTGCGTGCAAACACTAAGGGTAAAGCCCAAATATATCTTGCTCAAAATCCAGAACGTGAATGCTTCATACGTAAGCTATGTGGTTGTGGTAAGAATGGTGGGGGATGGATTGGAGATGATGGAAAACCCATTAAAGAAATGAATGGAGTTGTTCGGTTCTTCCACATTGTAAAAGGTAACTTGGATGAAGTCTATTGGGGAAATACTAAGGAAGAGGTTTATTCCAAATGCAAAGACATCATAGACAATCTTTTGCAGATTGACCCGGATATGTCTTATGAGGACTTTATTATGAGCATGGTATTCTTTACTTTTGATGTGAGGGATAACCAAGCAATGCTTAAAGCAAACAAAGGTTATCGCGCTATGGCTGCAACATCTGTGCTTGCAGATTCAATGTATGAACCTAACTGGAATTTCTCTATACAAGACGAAAAAGAAGAAGAGGAGGATAATCTTTCCGAAGTGACAGAGGATGATATTCTCAACATGTTTACTCATGTTTCTCCATGTAAGTGTAAGAAGGAGCGTATTACTGTGGATATGGCAACTACTGGAGAAGACAACTTTGTGATGAAGCATTGGGTAGGTTTCCATTGTGACGATATACAATATTGTATGAAAAACTCTAATCTTGAAGCCGTAAAGATGATTAAGCAGTTTATGGTTAAGCATGGATTGACTGATAAAGAGCTAATCATTGATGTGCAAGGTAACGGTTTCTTAAAAGAGATTTTCAATCTTGTATCAGCAAACGGTGGAGGTGTCGCATTCTCTGGAGCGATTGCCGCAACTGCTAAAGGAAAGAAGTTGTATGAAAGATTTAAGGATGAAGCTGCACACCTTGCTACCCAAATGATAAAGGCTGGATTGATAACCTATGACAGACAGCTTGCTAAAATGAGATATACACATCAGAAGCTAAAGCGTGAAGGTTCTACTACTGTCTTAAAACAAATGCAGTTTGAGAGCAGAATATTCAAATTTAAACGTTTGCCTTCGGGACGAATACAGTTTGAAGGAAAGAAGGAACAACATGCTCTGATAAAAGGCTTTTCTCCCGACCTTACAGACAATATCATTATGCTTTGTGGGGGATTGTGTTATGACTGTTATAGGGAATTGGCTGGTGCTACTGGTGGAGAATTGAGAAGGAAATTATCTCTTGAAGATATAATGAACCAAGTAAATGGTACTGCACAACCAACAAGGGAGAGAGGAAAGATTACTAATTCAGATAAGATATTGAAAATTTTAAGCAGCATATAAAAATGATAACGAGAAAAAACATTGATTGGTATTTGTCAGAACCAACGCGGCTGTTATTGAAGAAGCCTTTTACAAGAGGTGGAAAATTTCAGTCGTGTAAAACTTATATTGGTGATGTTACACTTAACCAAAAATCAACTGCCCAGTTGAGCGACTTGACATTGCAAGAGGTTTCACAAGACCTCTATCTGAGAGAGTACGACCCTTCTCTACACAATATAAAGTATAATAATTCAATTCCTAAGATTGCAGTCAGAGTTGGAGATACTGATATAGTCATAGATGAACTTGTGCTGACAGTTTCTTTGCAAAAGAATATTCATGCGGCACATGTTCTTCATCTCACTGCTAATCCTATTTCTTTTACTCTCTGTAATATAGAGAAGAACGATACCATCAGTAAGAAGTTTCAGAACTTCAAGCTGGAATGGAACATGAGGAATATGGAGCAAATCAAGTACGAACTAATATCCAAGCAGAAGAAGGTTGGCGATGCTGGCGTACTATTCAAATTTGACCCTATAAAGAAAAAGGGAACAGTTAAAGTCTATTCCTATGATGATGGATATTCTGTCATACCCAACTACAATGAATATGGAGAAGAAATTTCACGCTCCTTATTTTATAAGATAGATGATTTGACAGAAGTCATTGATACATTCGATGATAAGTACCTTTATCGTTCAATACGAAGCAAAGAAGGAGAACCTACCAATAATGGATGGGTTACTGAAAGGATTCTTCATGGGTTTAGCCGTAATCCTCTTGTCTACCATAGAGGCAAAGTAGCTTGGGAATATTCTCAAAGTATAATTGAGATAATTGAATTGCTTACAAATATACATGCTGTGACATTAAAGCGGTTTGGTACTTGGGGATTAGTTTTAAAAGGGGAAATGAATGAAGACAGTTTCAAGAGAGATAATGGAACATTGGTTATCAATCTCCCGGCAGACGAAGGTTCAAGCTACAAGACAGAAGCAAAGACGTTGGAGTTTCCAGAGCCGGAAAGTATGATTGCTTATCTGGAATATTTGTTGGAACAAGTTTCAATCGCTTCATCTGTAAGCTTCATTACTCCAAAAGATATTACCAATACTGGAAGCGGTGGCAACGGTATTGCATTGTCTATGCGTAATGATATTGCACTGGCTACTCAAAGTGTTGCTGATTGGTCTGATTCTATCAATGAAATAACCTATCTTTTCCAAGAGATGTTAGGATTGGAAGAAGACCAGACAAATGCTTATACAGATTTGAAAATTAAAGCCAAACTGAATATTTGGAGCATGGAAACCAACAATACTAAGATTACCAACTTAGCTATGGAATCTAAATGGATTTCCCGACAAACCTTGATTGAAGAATCTCCGTCTTCTGCACCGGATGAACTTGACCGAGTAGAAAAAGAGAAGAAGCAAGAGGAAGAAGATGCTATCAAGCAAGCTGAAAAAGCTGAACGGATAAGCAAGAACAATAATACAGAGATTATCGAAACTCCTAATAAAACTACTTACAGTAGCAACGTTTAAAATAATAATATCATGGATTGGACGCAGATTTTAGTATCAATACTTGGAGGGGGGGGGTTCTTAGGTGGAATAGTTTCACTTGTAAACATGAAACCCTCTCGCAAGAAAGCGATGGCAGAGGCTCGGACAGTTGAGATTACCAACCTTGAAAAGTCAATATCAATAATGGAAAAAAGCTACAGTAACATACAAACGTATGTGAACAAGGAAGTAACCCGTATTGAAAATGACCTTTCAGAACTGAAAAAGAAGTATGAAGAAAAAGTTATCTCTATACGGCAGGCGTACATTTGCAAAGTGCCAAGCGAAGAATGTCCCGTGCTGTTAAAGCAAGCAAAGTTTGATATGGCACATGAATGCGATGAATGTAGAGGTTGTGAAAAAAATGAAAAGAAGGAGGACTGAAAATGAATATAAAGAACTATTTTAATATCAAAGAGCTTGTATGCAAGCATGTATATAACAAGTTTGGAGAAATGGCTTGGACGTTTTTTGACCCACGATTGCTTGAAACAATATGCGTCATACGAGAAAAGCTTGGTAAGCCTATAACTGTCAATACTTGGCATTCGGGAGGAGGTCTAACGCAAAGAGGACTTCGTTGTAATGTATGCCAATTAGTAGCTGAAAAGACCCGATTGGAGAAGGTATATGTATCTGCACATCTGCAAGGAACTGCACTGGACTTTGATGTGAAGGGAATGACCGCCTTGGAAGTTCGTAATTGGATTAAGGCAAATCAGATACTTCTTCCTTATCCGGTACGCTTGGAACAAGATGTCACTTGGGTACACTTAGATGTACGTACTGATGGAAGTAATGGCAAAGTAACCTATTTCAAAGGATGAAAAAGGTTCTTCTCCTAATAATCCTTTTGCCTCTTTTGTTTTCATGCCGAACTGCAAAAGACTTGGAGAAAAATACAGAAATAAAAGAGATTATCAAAGAACGGCATGACACTTTAATGGTACACACAAGAGATAGTATCTATTTTTCTGTTATTCAAAAAGGCGATACTGTTTTTAATACTAAGTATATTGAAAAAATCAAGTACATAGACAGAACAGTCATACAGAATGATACTATATATCAAGAGAAAGAAGTCATTAAGGAGAAAGAAGTCATTAAGAAACATGTTCCATCATGGTGCTGGTGGCTTTTACTAATTAATGCAGCAATCATAGGAATAATCGGAATTAAATACTACGTAAAATGGCGAACGAAGTAAACCCTATACTGAATATATACAATGAAGATGGCACTCCCTTCCACGACATCAGTTTGAGAAAACACACTTTCTCAACTATTGTTATGTCGTTAAATGACAAGATAGAAGGAGAGTTTTATTATAAAGACAATTCACTTTCGTTTACTCTGCAAGAATATGTAGAGTATAAAGGAATAAAGTACATTCTTAAAAATCCTCCCGTAGTTGTTAGAAAAGGAATGACTTCGGAAAACAGCGAGGCAAAGGGAATGACTAAATATAGTTGTACTTTCTACCATGAAATGATTGAATTGTACAACATTCCCTTTACTGACATTGCTATTAGTAGCAGTGAGGAAAGTTATCGTAGCGAAAAACGGACTTTCTCGTGGATTGGTACATTAAGCATGTTCGTTCAAAAAATCAACTCATGTCTTGTCGGAACTAAATGGACTTGCAAGTTACAGCCAACATTTGTAGATGATGGGACAATGAGTGATGTGTTATCATTCAGTAATCAATTTATTTCAGACGTTTGCAAGACTGCATACGAAACATGGAAAGTTCCATTTGTAGTTGATGGATATACTATTTGGTTTGGCAAGCCATCTAAGGAAATACTCGACGATGAAAACAAGCCATACATATTCAAATTCGGACAAGGTGTAGGACTGAAAAACAACGATTGCACACCAAAGAATAATAAGGTCATTACTCGTATTGCTGGATATGGTAGCAACATTAATATTCCGTATGGCTATCCTATAATTACAGATGCAGACGGAAATCGCATTGAGCACCCATATACTCGTGACACGTTAATGCCATCAGTATATGTAGAGGCAGTTAGAAATAAAGTCTTGTTTGGTTCTAAAGAACCTCTCATTGACTACTATGACGCAGATAGCAGCTATCCTACTCCTATCAATCCTCTTGCACCAGTATTCCATATCCAAGAATTTTCCAGCATACAACCTACTATTAAAGGTATGACATACAAGGGACAAGCTATTGACTTGTTCAAAGAAGTAATAGTACCAGAAGGTGGCTGGGATGATTATATTGACCCCGAAACGGGAGAGGTTAGACAGTCGTATTTTGATGTGACGCTTTATCCTCTTGGCTTTGACTTATATGCACAAGCAGCAGTTACAAGCGGAATGACCTTCTCCATGAAGTCTGGTGACACATTAGGAGCTAACTACGAGGTAGCCGTAGATTGGGAAGATGTAAAAAAGAACTTCTATGTAACTGATGAAGCTGGAAACATTGTATTCAAACCAAATGGAGAACAGAGGGACTATGCTAAATATCCAGACAGTACAGACCAAGCTATTACTATTAAACTGACAAAGGACTTAGATACATTTGGTACGATAATGCCAAGCAAGTTCCAGCAAGTTAAAACTGGCGACAAGTTTGTCATATTGCACATTGAAATGCCACAAGCATATATAGACAAGGCACAAGAACGTTTGGACGTCGCCATGAAAAGATATATGCTTGAAAATAATATGCCTTTGTATGACTATCCTTTGAGCTTCGACGAACACTTCTTGGAAACAAACCAAGCAATTCTTGCGCAGATTAAGCCTAATACTATTGTCAGATTCTTGTATAAAGACAATGAGGACGCTATGGAATTATCCGTAAAGGAAATGTCAATCCAATATGGTACAAATCCCCTTCCTACTTATAATATTACCTTAACGGACGAAGTGTCTATTGTACTAAATCAGATAGGACAGATAGCTGACGGTCTTAGTAAGTTAGGAAGTCAAGTAGCACAGTTACAAGCTATTTATGGACTTGACATTGTAGGCGAACTGAACAAAAAACTCAGTAGAGTTAAAGATGATACCGCACAAGGAATGATAACTTTCTTGCGTGGATTGAAAGTCGGTAGCTTTGTGACCGGAAGTACGGGCGGTATATTCTATGCAGATACAGACGGAAAGTCCCATGCTGAACTTGACTATCTAACTGTACGAATGAAAGCCATGTTCTATGCTTTGGAGATTATCAAGACCGGAGTTATCGGAGGTCGTCAAATGATTACTCCCGGTGGTGCAATCGAATGTATCAAGATAGAAGATAGAAATGATATACTTGACGAAGAAGGCAACAAGACTGGCGAAAATGTTTGGGACTATTGGCGATGCTATTTCTACCAAGATGATGGTACGGAAGCATTAGATAATCGTTTCCGAGCAGGAGATATGGCTTTGGCACAAGACTTCAATATTAAGGAGGGAGTTTATGAGAATGTGTCAAATCATTACTTTTGGCGTTTAGTCGTAAACGTAGGAACTAATTACATTGACATCTCAAAAACTGATGCTGATGCAGCCAGTGATGCACCACGAGTAGGAGATACCATTTGCCAATTAGGTAATAAGACCTTTGTTGATGCAAATGGTGTTACTCATGTAGAGGACAAGACAAGACAGAATGCAATTATCTTTAGTGCAGTTGACACTTTCTCACCAAGTATGACTTTATATGCTGGCATAAACAGCTATTCATACCTTAACAAAGAGTATGTGTCCTATGGTGTTGATAAGACTACAAATCTCGCTTATATGAACGTCTATGGCAACTCTTATATCGGAGCAAGAGATAAGAGCAGCTATATGAAGTTTGATACGGTAACTGGTGTTGAGATAAAAGGTAAACTTGTAACTAAATCCGGCAAAGACGTTGAGGAAACATTCAACAGCTTTCAAGACCAGATAGATGGAGTAAAGGAAACTTGGTACGGAGAATATACACCAACTCTTACTAATCAGCCAGCAGTTGATTGGAACACAGAAGCTTTGAAAAAACGGCATGAAGGTGATGTATTTACCAATATCCAAGAATATGTCGATGATGAAACTACTCCCGATGCAGGCAAATCATGGAGATGGGTAAAGACGGGAGATACATGGGGATGGAAGCAGATTGCAGATAATGACACTTCAAAGGCTTATCTTGAAGCAGCTAAAGCGCAAAAGGCAGCAGAAGAAGCTAAGAAAGAAGCCAATGACGCAAAGCAGACTGTAACCAATATGAAAGACTTCACAGACGAAGCCTTTAAAGACGGTATTGTTGACAGACAAGAAGCTGCTGCGATTGAGAAATATTTGAACTCAATTAAATCAATACAGAAGAGCGTAGCTGAATCTTATTCTAAGGTTTATGGTAATCCTTTATTGTCCGGTACTGCTAAGGTAGAACTAAAAACCGCTTATGATGGATTTAATGTGGCAACTACCGAGCTTATTACTGCTATTGATGATGCCATAGCTGACGGAGTAGCTACCTCAACGGAAGTCGCTTTGGTAGATGGTAGGTACGACACCTTCAATACCAAATATGGAGATTTTATAGCTTATTTGAATGCAGCCAACAACTTTATCCAAGACAAAATAAACACTTCCGCAGAAAACGCCCAAAAAGCTGCGGAAGAGGCAAAAAAAACGGCAGATGCGGCTAAAGCGGCAGCAGATAACGTAGCAGGAGCAGTCGAAGATTTGAATCAATATGTAGATGGAGCTTTTAAGGACGGTATTGTTGATATTTCTGAGGCACAGTCGATAGAGAGATATATTAATATTGTAAATAATACCAAAAGTGAAGTAAAGGCAACATTCGACAAGCTATATGCTAACGCCTATTTAGCTGGTGAAGCGAAGACTGGATTAAATTCAAGTTACACGTCTTTAAATGCTGCCATAACAAATCTACTTAATTCAATTAACACAGCTATAGCAGACGGTAAGGCAACAGAAGCTGAGAAAACAGATGTGAATGCGAAATATTCTGCTTTCAACACAGCTTATGCTTCTTTCAATACATCTGTCGAGGTGGCTAACAAGGCTATCCAAGATAAATTGAAAACTTTTGCAGATGATGCTAAAGCCTTAGCCGAATCAGCTAAAGCAGAAGCGGAAGCAGCAAAGCAAAGATTGGATAAGTGGGCAGAAGATGGGGTTATATCTCCTACTGAAAAGCAAGCTATTAAAGATGAAATAGTTCGTATAGACGCTGACAAGACAAATATTACAGCAGGATATACTTTGTATTCATTGGGTAGCCCTACGGGTTATCTGAATGCTCATAGCAATTATCGTGCAGTGTTGGTTACATTATCTGCTTCTACTCCCGAAAATATAACTATACCTTCTGACTTCGCTTCAAAGCAATCTGCATACTACAATCAAAGAACGGCAGCTTTGAATGCCATCAGTGACGCAGCTAAGGCAGCAGTAGATACCGTTAAAAAAGATTTGGCTGGTTATGAATATCTAAAGAAAGCGTGGAAAGAGAGTACCACAATCGAAGGTGGCGTTATTCAGAATGCGTTAAACATGCTGGGATATACTGACCCGGTAGCTGGATTTAAAGTAATGTCCGGTATGAATGGTGTCTATGATGCTACTAAGGTCGGTGGAGGTATTGCTTCTTGGTATGGAGGTTCTATGAAGGATAGAGCAGATTATACAGAAGCAAACATGCCATCAGATGTAGCAAAGGCTATCATTCGTATGGATGGCTCTGGCTACCTTGCAAGCGGTGCTGTATGGTGGGGGACTGATGGTGTTTTCCATGCTGACCCACAATCATTCATCATCAAAGAAAATCAGCTTGGCGACTATGTTTCTCTATTCCAGATTGTATATCGTTCTGGAACTCCGAAGACTATTAGCTACATGATACCACAATATCCGATGCAGAAATTAACGGTTTCTGACTACATCGAAATAGGAACAACTGGGTATCGCATTGGAGTAGATAGTGCCAATAATGCTATTAAAGTCTACAAAGAAGATGGCTCGGCTGTTAACTTCTACGCAAGCGGTGCTGTATCTGCAAAAGGTATCAGTTCCGGTAGTGGCGGTGGAGGAGGCGGTCTTATTGACACCGTTTATGGATATTCAAGTTTAGGTGGCACTTTTGCTGATTCAACATTATCAGATACTTTCAATGCATACACTATCAACAAGTTGGCAAGTAGAATTACTGAACTTGAAAAGAATGGTGGTGGAGGTACTGGCATTGCTGGTATCAAAGTTAACAGCCAAACTTATGCGCCAGACACAAGCAAGTATATTACGCTCCCAAACTACCCTTCCACTACTATTACTGGAACGGGGAATGTCCTTACCAACGCTACTTATGACAATAGTACGCGAGTACTGACATTAACTAAAGGCAATATTGCTACTACCGCTAACCATTTAGAGAGATATGCTCAAATAACCTCTACTGCGATAGATACTGTATCTACATTTACAGCATCTAAGACATCTGTATGGGAGGCAAATGGTACTGCATATGGAACTACTGGTGCTAATGATACTGTATTAAACATTGGTTCTTCGGCAAATAGGTTATTCCAATTAAGAGCAGCCTATAATTCTGATGATTTTTACTTTAGAGGTGTTGGTGCAAGTTCTTTCAGAACTTGGTACAGAATACTTCATGCTGGCAATTATAAAGAATATGCTATACCATATAGATTCACTGGATGGTCTGATACAAGAAGCGTAAATCAAGTGCCTAATGACTATAATAGTTTATTTATTATGAGAGGCATTAAGAATTTAACTACTATTGGTCTTTCATCTGGTGGAAGTTATGCAACTGTATGGGGTTGGAGAGGATGGTCAAATTCAAGTGGAGGTCAAGCTTGGGAAATAGCTTCAACTAATAAAGATTTATATACTCGTCACGGAGAAACTACTTCTTGGACTTCTTGGGCAAAGATACTTAATAGCTCCAATTACAAAGACTATATGCACGATAGATTTGGTACATCTGGTCTTATAGTATATTCTTCTTCAAACAATGAGATTAACTTTGGAGGTACATATACAGCTAATAGTGATATCTACTTTGGATATAATTCAAAAGATAATAGACCAAGACCTACTGAATATCATTTTGGGCAAAATGATGCAAGTTTACATGGGAAATATTTCCAGTCACATATACCTACTGGCACACAGCCGTTTCAGTGTGTATCTACTACTACGTGCACGAATTTGAATGCGGATATGGTAGACGGATATCATTCTAATGATTTAACTAAAAGGGTGTTTATCAATGGAATACCCGGAGGTGCAGGTTCTAAATGGATAAGAATTGGTGTTTTAAAATATCCGAGTGCAGGTGATTCTAACACTGTAATGATAACTATATCGAATTCTTATTCATATTCAATGAATAGGTCTGTAACTTTTATAATATCATTGACACATCATGCAAATAAACCTATAATAACACAATTGAATGGTTATCCTGCTCCATTTTCAAAAGTAAGAATTTTAGCTCCTAAAGATAGTAATGGAAGTTATATATATGGTGATAGATATGTAGACATATATTATTTTACTTCAACTGCAAGTGGAGCAAGTAATGTTATTTATTTAACTGCTATAAATCTTAATTATAATAATTTGTATCATTTTGTTCCCAATAAAAGTTTTGTAGATGGGTCAACTATTCCTTCTAATTATGGTGAAATATGGAATTTTCCTTTTACTACTGGCTTAGGTAGTAATGCTAATATATATTCACAAGATGGTTCGATTGAGGGAGGGACTTTAAAACTAAGTTCTACAAGTACTTTTTCGGGTAAGGCTACATTCAATGGAGGGCTATCTGGAACATTGACTGGCTCTCTAAGTGGTAATGCTACAACCGCTACAACCTTGCAGACTTCACGTACAATAAATGGTACATCGTTCAACGGTTCAGCTAATATTACAACTTCTTATTGGGGAACTACAAGAACGATTTGGGGACAGTCAGTAAACGGGTCGGCAAATGTCAGTGGAGCTATGACTGAAGTTACAAGCATTACTGCAACTGGTCTTATAAGAACTTCAAATCTGTTCTCTGCTGGCGATGGAGGAAGCGATAATGCGTATGGTTATTATAACTGTACTCGTCCCAATACAGCTAATACCGGATATGTATGCTATGCAATGGTTAGAAGTGGTAATTACGCATTTGGACTGGGATATTATAATAATGAAATTGTTTTAGGTAATGCAAATAATTCAAGACAATTTTATAAAAAATGGTTACAAATAAGTAGTTCAAGACTATTAATTAATGGCAATATAGAAGCAACTGGTGCGGTTACAGCCAAGTCTTCCTCTTCTGACATAAGATTGAAGAAAAATATCAAACAATACAATGCTTTGGATATTATTCACAAGTTAAAGTCAGTGAAGTATTACTGGAATGATACCGCAAAAGCAAACTCTCCAATCTTTAATGACAATGAGGAGCATTACGGACTTATTGCACAAGACTTGCTAATAAATGGATATAGTCAATGGGTAAGTAACTGTTTTAAAGATTATTATGTAATACAATACGAACGTTTAATACCCGTATTATGGCGAGGTATTCAGCAAGTAGATAATGAGGTAGCTACCCTCAAAAAGAAGATAGCTACCTTAGAAAAAGAACTTAGTTCTGTAAAGAGGCAACTAAGCCTTTAAGCCTATTAATCTCTGATTTAGCATGTTCCAATTCCTTTCTCATTCGTTCTTGCTCTGATTCAACAAGACGGATAGAAAGGATATTGGCTTGCACAGAACCAATGATTGTTGCGATAAGGTCGGGAGATAAATAATTCAAGCTACCATATCCATATTCATCCTTTTCGTGACAGAAATTTGTGATACCAGCTTTCACCGCATTTTGATATACAAGTCCGGTATGACGTTTATTGTCTATCCTATCTTGGTATAAATCCAATGCTTTTTTGTTATAATTATAGTCATAAACTCTGCCAAGTTTTAGTAGTCTTTCTCGGTAATCTATAAGCCCATCGTAATTCTCTTTTAATCTAAAGTCAGAAGTAGCTTTAGCAGTGATTGCAGCCGTAGCAGTAATACTTCCAGTAAAATTCCATGTGATACCATCATATTGCATAACATACGATTTATTTGTAGAGATTGTCGGGTTAGCAGTACCTCTCCACCAAAACCAAGACCCGTTTGAATGGCAACCAAGTCCCATTGTATAATTACCTCCAACGATTTCAATACTATCATGGCTCGTATTTGAGAACCTTGCTCCTACATTAAAAGTATTAGCACCACTTGCAGATATTCCCGTGCTATTTAATAAGCCATGCAATGTACAGTTTCCAAATTCCATATTTGCCCAAGATGAACTGCTTCCTGCCCGCCAATACCATTTTTTAGGAACAGACCTACCGCCATAACTTGCACCTCTATAATTAACATGAAAATCAGTGCCTCCAGCTATAATAATCTCATTCCCACCGCTTGAAAGTTCCAAATAAGAACCATTTTGGGTTATACCAGATGGATTCATATAAAGACCAGAATTAGCATAGACCCAAGCTTGAATATACGCATCTATAAATCTATTGCTAAATGAACCTATTCTGTAATTATTATTGCTTAACGGAAAGATATTACCAGAATACATTCCACCATTAAAAGTTGCAGTTTCACCAAAAGTACTTGTAGAACTAAAGTTTGTATCAAATTAGTAGCCAGATATTTGGAAGTTTCAAAAAAACACTTTATTTTTGCACGTAACAAAATGAT